CAGCGGAATAATAACGAAAAGCTGCAATTTTACCAGCAACCATAGGATCAGCGAAAAAATCACCGACATCATGGGAACCGATAGTCGTTGTAGCATTGTTTATTGAATAAGTCGCCAATCGAATAGGTCTACGGAGAAAACTCTCTATAGAATAATTATGATCGGTTCTTGAGTTTGGGGGAGGAAGAGTTGATTTTTCGGGAAAACTTTGCCGGATGAATGACATGCCATTGTCATACAAACGACAAATTTCCCTATTATCAAATTGCTTGTTTCCAAAGGCACTAAGAGGAGTACCTCTCTGCGAGGGAGCAACGCTCACAGATGCTGGAGTTGCAGTAGCATCGGCAGCAGAGATTGAAGAAGTAGAAGTTGGGGTTGAAATTGATTGATTACTTGAACGAGTTTTTAACGAATAGGTGCTTTAGTCCAATAAGGCACGTAACGAGAACATAGGATGAGCTTTTATTTAAAGTGGCACACCAGGACCATAGAGTTGTAAACAACTCTCCACTTGAAAACCATTATCCACACAAAATACCAGCAATGTTCTTAATGCTAAGTAAATGATAAGGGATCATTATGGTTGGAATTTTACTGTATTCAAACAGGTTCTGCAGAAGGACAAATAAAAGAGTCTGCATACTCTTAGCTCATTTTAACGCGTGAGCTCCGCGGTTTGGAAAATTAGGTGGGGGACCAACAATCTTGAGCATCAGAAAACAAGGCTCGAGATTGGTACTCTTCCACTTGACTTTGGTATGGAAGAATAGGGGTACTATGCTGCAATTTCTTGAGCGTAGCATCATCTTTGAAAATTTGAGAAACTCGACTAGAAAGTTCAACATATTTCTTCTCTCCGTGCAATGACTGTTCAAAAAGAGCAGCAGTAATTGTTTGAGAGGTAGAAGTAGTTGAATCATCTTTAGTCCAATTTATCATATCTTGAATAGTCTTGGGTTCGAGAGGGCATAACCATCTAGCAATTTGAGAATCATAAATAAAGCTCCTTTTAAGAAAAGAAACTTCATGAATGAATTGCGGGATAGGAGGGCCATCCTTAGTCGTAGACGTATAGATCATTCCCATTTCTGCATACCCATCAATAAGATCTTGAACGGTGAAAACACCATCAGGATCCATACTAATAAGATTATCATCACCATACACACATATATCAACAGAGTTGAAAAAATCATGGGCCCTGTCAGAGACCCGTGAATAAGCGTGCATAGTGGCAATAATGTTGTAAATAGAATTAAGCTCGGCTGTTATGGGACAACCAGATGGATTCGATCGGGAGTAAGCCAGAAGGAAAGCGTGATTAATTCTATAATTGTGAGAAATATTGGTCCACAAAGCTTGACGCACCCTCTTATTCAGAGGGCCGTCGTCAAAGCAATTGATCAACATATCTCCAATAAGCATAATGAGTGATTGTTGCAGACTAGCATCAAAAGATGTAAAGTCTCCAGCAATAACTGAACGCTTATTGAATCTTGAAAATTTCTTAGCCATTAAATCCCATTCGGCACTATAAGGGTTTACACCCACACAGATGCCATTTGCGATTCTATTGGCTTTGAGATAATCCAAAATTGGAATGAAATAAGCCCTAAAGAGAATAACGAAGGCAGCACTACCAGCAGCAAAGGTGCGAGTGCTAGCCGACTGAACTTTCTCTTCAGGCCTTCTTTCATCTTTGAGCGTTTCAATAAAGGGAAACATAATCGTTTCCCCCTCATGAGCCGCTCTCACAAAATCATCAAGGATTTTTTCAAGATTAGAATCAAGGAACCAAAGATCACGAGGACC